ACGTTCCCCTCCTGGATTTTTTCCAGTTTTGCAGACCCCTGCCCTAACACCCCCTGCTGAGTAACGAACGTAGGTTAGCCGAACCTTATCTCCCTTCTGTCTGACGTTTTCGCCGAGTTTGGGCTTCTCTCTGGACAACTTTGGTCAAGGGCCGGTCTTGACATCGGGGTTGTACTGAAGGTGTCTACCTAACTCGACGGCAGGACACCTAATCAAAGAGGGATATTTGATGATTGTCAGACGAAAGAAGAAGGCCGACAAGGATGGGGCTATGTCGGATGAAGAGGTCATCCGGCGGCTGGAGGCTCTCTGCCCTGTGTTGCAGGAGGATGCGGATACGCTGGCTCGGGCGGCGAACTGCATTCGGCGACTAAGCCAGTTTCGGGATGCGTTTCAGGAGGTGCGGCGGGATTTGGCTGCCGAGGCTATCGGAAATGGGCTGGAGGTAGAGCGGCTCAAGGCAGTGGTGCAGGACTACCAAGATCAGATTGTCGCCCTCAAAGCCAAGTTGAAGTCCCTGGAGGCCAGGAAGCGATGACGCAAATCCACCGGATCGAGCCTCCGCTGTGGGTGCAAACCCCACTGGGGGAAGGCCATGCGCTGTTTTTGATAGATTACGGCCCATCTATCAATACAGTGTGGTTAGTACACACCTTCTCCGATGGCCGGGTTGTGCATATCGACTCCTGCGAGATTCGGGTAATGGGGAATCCCATGTGGGACATACCGCACCCCAAAGCCCCTATCCGGCATAAATGACGAAAAAAACGCCAGACCTAGATGACTTGGTCTTCCTGCTGCGAGCGCGGGCGAAGATAGAAACTGCTGGCGAGCCTATCCCGGTTAGTGAGCATTTGGATTGGGTAGCGGCTGAAGAAATAGTCCAATTGCGAAAAAGCGTAGAGGGGCTACTGGCGACGATTGAGGCTGTCGAGAAACACCATCCGCACTTGTTTGATTGACGGCACTGGCCCCGGGCCTCGCTTCGCCCCTGTCGCGAGTAACCCGGGGCGGTGCTTTGCGCCCATATACAAAGAGAGCAACGTCCTTAGTCGGGAAACCGACGCATCCGAATGAAGGGAGGTGATCTTTGCCTGCCGGGAAAAAGACACCGAAGAAGATGTCCTTGAAGGATAAACTGACCGCCGCCTACGGAGAGATGCAGAACCGCAGACTCAACAAGAAGATGGCGAAGGGTGCCAGTTGTGGGACGAAAAAGCCGTAAGAAAAATGTGGGCAAGTTCAAAACGGAAATCATCGGCTTCCAGAAGTATGTCTGGGGGAGACTTCCATTGCGGAAATATCTCCTTGGGCACCATAAGTGTTTTGACGTTGCTTCGGTGCTGATACAGGAATTTCCCTGTGACGCTATCGACAACAGCAAGTCAGGAGAGACTCTGGAGGTCAAGGCACTCAAGCAGACAGTTGCTTCTTGCAAGAGGCATCTTGCGTTTGTGTACGGGGAACCCGAATACGATAAGTGGCAGGAAGCACTCTCCCAGATCATCTGGCAGTCAGTGTGGATAACTTTGCGGTGGTATCGAAGTGATCTCTCAGCCGCTAAAAGCCTTCGGAAATGGCGAAGGCAGTGGCGTTACGGAAAGGGTTAATGATGGGAAGAGGACGAGGAAGACCGCGCCCCCAGGTCTACAACAAGAAGGAAATCCCTCTCCGCACAGGCAGGGTCATCAGCACTGGTGAGCAGATCGCCCCGTACTACGGCGGTATGGCGAACCTTGAGCAGGCGATTGAGAATGCCCGGGAACTCGGCCAGCAGTTGAGCGTCATCAACGAGCCTGACTACCGGAAATACTTCCCCGAGATCGACTATGACCGCTACGACGATGACATCGGCCTAATCCGCACTGAAGACCCCGACTTCCCAGAAGAAGGGCGTCTGTCTATGCCGGATGAGCCTGACCGGGAGTATGAAAGTCGCGTTGTAACTGACAGTCGCTTCCCCGACGGCGACTTTGCCGTCAGTGACCCCATCCCCGATGAGATGGACGATCTCCCCGTTGCTGCAATGGGGGATACCGAGTTCGATGACCGGCAAGTCGTAATCCCGATCCCAGGAGAGATCATGGGGGATGCCGGGATGACTCGGGACTACGTCGATGATATGAAGCAAAAAGCCATTGATGCTCGCCAGCGGGCCGAGGGCTTTGAGCGGGCTATGACTGATTACGTCGGACGCGAGGGCGACACCCAGATGTACGACGCAATGGAGGTAGATCGGGTGCTGGCCGAGATGCGGCGTAAAGATGGCCGGTCTTACCTGGGCGTTGAGGACGCCGAAGGCGTTCTGGAACGCAATATGGATCGGCTCCGCAACAACATGGATTCGCCCGACTACGAGATCGACCAGCCCACCGGCCTGCGGCTTCGCGACCTGCGGATGCTCCTGTCTTTACCGCCGCAAGTGCAGGCAATGTTGCCGCAACGGCTCCGGGAGATTCTGACCCTGGGCGGCATCACCACCGGGCTTCTGTCTGACACAAGCCCTGGAGACGAGGGTAGCCGCAACACATCGCAGAACCCAGCAGGCCCGCTGTCTGGCTTGATGAACTGATGAACTACGAAGACTTTGTACTTGGAATAGCGAACAACGTAGTCCAGCCCGCCGTCGATTACTTTTCGCCAGACCTGTACAAATCCGACTCTGGTGGTCGCTACTCTGACCGCAATTGGGAAGAGTGGTATGAGCGTAGTTCGCTCTACGGCACACCAGAGTACGCCAAGCACATGGATTTTTTGGGCATGGCTGGCCCCAAACTGGACGCTTACCTAGCCCCCTGGCTGGCAAGCCGCTCTGAAGAGGCCCGCGCGCGTATGCGGGCGAGCATCAAAGAAGTCGCTCCGCTGTTCCGAGCCAAGATTCTTGGCATCAAACCCCCGATCAACGTATCCCCCGAGGGCGAGCAACTTGCCCAGACGATGGTCAACGACTTCCTGTCTTGGATGCGGGACACATCAATCATCGGGGATGACCGTCCCGATACCGGGGTAACACCAGAGGAGGCAGAGTCCTTCCGGCAAGACCCCAGTTTCCGCAACCGGGCGAACGCGGATTGGCGGCTTACCGACACAGGGGTAGACGCCGCCAAGAAACTGCTGGATTACAACCTTTTCGCCACCTTCCAGACAGGGTTGCATAGCCCCGAGCCGCTCCAGGGTGCCGCCATCAATCTCATTGGTGCGGGCTTGGGTGTCGCGTATGAAAATCTTCCATTCACATCCTTGAGTTCAACTCGCCCTGACTCACTTCCTGGCGACCAGATCGCCCGCAAGCAGGCGGGCTTCATAATGTCGCCCGACCCCGGCAGTGCCCTCGATTACACCATGGAGGTGATGCGGTACGCGCAACGCCAAGACCCCAGGTTCTTCAACGATTGGGCATCCGGCAGTTACCTGCCCCAGTTCAGTGCCATGACCGCTTCTGGATTAGGCCAGAAGTCGGAAAGCGGAAACACAATGTACGGCAGGGCAACGCGGTACTTGACCACCCCTGTCATGATGAACAACTTCAACCGAGATGAGCGGGGGGCATTCGTCGATGTCCTAAACGACATTGACCGGTTGACTCCTATCCGGCCAGAAGGTACTGCGGACGAAATCAACGACCTTCGGGTGAGGGGAGCGAAACTAGAGGGCGATGACTGGCGGCAAGTGTCGGCCAGACTGCCTATGTGGATAAGGTATTTGAATCAAGGTCTGCAAGAAATCCCGACTAACGCGCAGGTCTGGGCAGGAGATACGACCAGCAACGACCCCGCCAATCCCTGGTTTGGCCCGACAGATCGGCCAGAAAACGCTCCCGAGCCGAGTTCTGACCCCGGGGCAGACGGCCCGATTGTGCCGTTTCACTCAACGGCAGCATTCAATGACGCACTGATGGTTGTCCCGGGCATCGCGGGCGACCCTATTAATGCGGGTGTGGCTGCCTTGACCGGCGTTGGCAGCCTTGGCCTGAACGCGCGGGCGCGTGTGCCAATTCTCCAAAACCTAGCGCGTTCTGGAAGGGCAGCCGCCAAGGCAGAATTTGGTGATGTAAAGGGGGAAATGGGCTACAACACCGGCATTTCGTTGTCGATGACCCCGCAAACAATGCAGGGTTACCTATCAGACCCAGACCCGAACAACCCTATTCGCGACGAGTACGGCCAGACGCCTCAAGCCGACAGTCCAAGATACCGTTCGTTGTTTGAAGATTGGTCTTCTGATAGGCAAGACACCGTCACTGATATAAGTGACTTCCGCAAACGCAATCCGAAACGCAAAATACCAACAGGTCGCGTTCGCACCCTACCGAGAAACAGGTGAGACAATGTCTGAAGAAACGATGGAAGCAGAGGTCGAGGAAGTTGCCGATGTGTCCGCAGAAGCGGGCAGTGAGGATTCCGGCTACGAATCACCCGAAGCATCTGCCGAGCAGGGTGCCGCTACGCAGCAAGCACCCGAAGATTACTACGCTGGCTTCCGGGACTTGCCGCAGTTCCAGGGGATGGATGATCGGCAAATTGCCCAAAACTTGTACGAAACCATGCAGCGGGAGCAGGCCGCGACCCGGGCACTCCAGCAGTATCAGCAACTCGTCCCGGTGGTTTCCGAGTATCTCCCGCAGCGGGAAGCGTTCCAGAAGTGGCGGGAAGCACAGCAGGCACCGGCACAGCAGCAGGCTGCGCCGCAGCCGGAACCGGAAAAGCCCAGTTGGTGGTCGCCTCCGCAACTCAAAGACTCCTACAAGCAATACCTCGTCCGCGATGCTGAAGGCCGCGAAACCATCGCAGAACATGCGCCGCTTGAGGCAAAGGCCCAACTTACGGAATGGATGAACTACCGGGCCGATTTCGCCCGCAAATTCCTCGACAATCCCGAGCAGGCGTTAGGCCCGATGGTGGAGCAAATTGCCACCCAACGGGCAGAGCAGATGGTGAGTCAGCAGATCACCCGCCAGCGTCAGGAGAATTTCGTCCAGCAGATCGAGCAAGAAAATGCTGAGTGGCTATACCAAGACCCTGAAAAAAAGATTGCATCTCGCGAAGGGGTCATAGTCCAGAAATACATTGAAGACGCTAAGGGAATGGGCATTTCCGATCCCGAGGCTCGATGGGACTACGCAGTCGCCAAACTTGAACGAGACTTGGCATTGCAAGTAGTTCAGCAGTTTCAGCAGCAAGCACCAGCCCCACAGCAAGCAGCACCCGCACCGCAGCCCGCACCGCAGCAAAATCAGCAGCAGCAGCAGGCTCAACGCAATATGGAGTTTCTGAGGACGCAAGCGAAACGCACCGCTCCTCGCAACTCCGCAGCAACCACCGACTCCAGAGTTCCCCAACGCCCCCTCACTTTCGCCGAACGCTTGAAGGCTGACCTAAGAGCGCAAGGCATTTCCAACTTGGAATAGCGGAAAGGTACAGAAAGACATGGCTTCTCCTACCGATTGGTCGCGGGTTATCGGAACGACTATCGTAAATCACCTGCGGGAAGAGGAACTGGCTACTTTCCGTAAGTTCAAGGTGTTTGCCGCCCTGGAAGCCAGCGGCAACGTCATGATGAATCAATCGGGGCGCGGGATGGACTGGAATGTCCGTTATCGCAATACCCCTGTTTCCGGTAATACGGGCGATACTCCTAGAACCTTTTCTCGACAGTCGCTCTGGAAGCGAGCGGAACTCCCTTGGCGCGGCTTCGTAACCACAGACAGTATTTATCGTAGGGAGATGTTGGAGAACCGGAACCAGGAGGCTTTGGTTAACGTCGCCTCCGGTATGGCTACCCGGTTGCAGGAGTCCCTCGAACAGCATCTTGCTTTTCAGGTCTACGCGGATGGGAATGCCCCGGGCCATGAAAATGACTTTCATGGGCTTGGTAGTTTCACCGGGCACTCCAATCAGTCCATCGACACCAGCCAGACCACCGACCCGTTCAAGGCCCGGAATGCCAATGTCGATGATAAGTTCCTCCTGCCCGACGATACTTACGCGGGCCTGCGGACGAACCTCGGCTACTACGGTGGCGGGCGGCTGAGTGGCACCAGCACTTGGCCGGTTTGCCCTGTTGATCCAGAAGCGGACTTTTACTCGCCGATCCTCATCAATTACAACAGCACTGGCTTCGGAGTTCCGAACGGCAACTCCTGGAAAGAGAACTGCGTCGAGGCTACTCGCGAAGGAATTTTCCAGACCAAGCGCAATGACACCAGGGAATCGGCCATTGACATGGTGATTCTCGACCGCAACCTCTACATTCAGTACCTCAATCGCCTTAGCAGCAGCGAACGGGCGATTGTGACCCGCTCGACCGGCCTACGGGCATACGGGTTTACTGATGTCTTCGAGCAGGACGGGGTCGAAATTGCGTCGGAGTATTCGGTTCCGGCAGGCCAGGGCTACGGAATCTCCATCGGAAACATGGAGATGCACTGCCTTGAGTCGCAGTTGTTTACTGCGGAGGGGCCGTTCTTTAACGAGGAACTACAGTCATATAGGTATTCCTGTAGCGTCCTCGGGAACCTGCGTTTTCGTAGTCCTCGGAACTTCTTCCTTCTCACTGACGGCCCCGACCAATAAGAGGTACACCAAATGTCATCGCTTTTTAGCGACCCCCCTTTCACTCGCGGCACCACTCTTCTCAATGGGGAAGCCATTGAGTATTCCAGCGGTGACTCCTACGCCAATGGGGTTCCTGCCGCTGGCAGCGAGATCGTCGGTCAGGTCAAGGCGTTTCAGGACATTCACCCTGTTGCCAAGACTCGCCTGTCCAACGAACTGGTGTACTGCGTAGCGGCTCGGTTCAAGCCCGCTAACGAAAGTACCGTCCTGAATGCCAACCGCGACGGTGCGGATTCCGGTCAGGCTTACGTCCTCAAGGCTGCGTCTGGAATGACCGGCACTGCCGAGTTCACCGCGAAGGCTACCAGTGCCGACGTTGTGACCGGCAAGCGGGTCGCGTTCCTTGACGAGTACCTGACCGGCACTGTGCGGGCTAACGACATCGTCTGGTTGGTCTTTAAGGGGCCAGCCAACCTGAAGAAGATTGTCGGTGGAGCGATCAACCCCGGTGCGGCAGTTCGGGTTTCCCCGGCTGGCGCAGACCCCGGAAAGGTGACTGCTGCCACCAACATTCTCCCGGTTGCCACCGGTAATGCTGAAAGTGTGGTGATTGGTCAGGCGTTCGGGACGATTGATCCGGCCACCTACGACCAGACTCTCGGCGGCACCGCTGCTTCTGCCGGTGCTACGGTGCGGGTCTTTACCAACGGGGTTGGCTGGGCCTGACCACCACAACGCTTCTCTGTAACGTCCGCTAACACCCCTCCGGTTGCCCCGGGGGGGTGTTATGCTATCGGCATGGGCAAAAAGACTTGCGGCGTTTGTGCCAACGAGTATGACGATGCTCCCGAAAACTGGAGCAAAAAGGCACCGTCTACTTGCAAACTCTGTCTTTTACAGCAACAGAAGAAACAGGCTGAACGAAAGCAGGCTCGGCGGGCGAAGAGACTTGCCAAGATTGAGTCCGCTGGCGTCGATCTGTTCGCCGAAATTGCCACCAATGGCGGCAGCAATATCCCGCACTCTGCCGAAGTGCTGGAAAGGGTCTTCCAGTATTTCGGTGGTGTCTCTGGATTCGCCTCAATTCTGGTCAAACAATACTATGATTCGCCGCCAGGATCGTCTGCTAGAAACAAACTGATCGAGACTATTACAAGGCTGGTTTCCAAGAACGTAGAGGTTGGCGGTGCCAAGAAGCCTCTTAGCCTCTGGACTGAAGAAGAACTCGAAGCGGAGTTGGATGCCCGGTTCCAGCAAGCCATCCAGACATATAAGGGGATTACCCTAGATGCCAAAGCCCTCCCGCCATCCCCAGATTCCGACACCACCGATCATTCCATCCCCGCCCTCCCTGACCGAATTTCAGAAGGACGAGATCAAGTCGATTCAGTCCGAACTGAGGGAAAGAAGGCTGGAGGGTCTGAGGCTATACCAGCCGACCCCGACCCAGCAGAAGATTCATGAATGCCGCGCCCATGAAATCTTGGTGATCGGCGGCAATCGGTCAGGCAAATCCCTGTGTACGTTTGTGGAAGACGCCAGGGCTGTTACTGGGCAAGACCCCTACAACAAGTACCCGAAGGAAAACGGGGTACTTGTGATTATCGGGAAAGATTGGCGGCATATTGGTCTAACCGTATACCCCCTACTATTTGAAAAGGGGGCTTACAAGATCATCAAAGACTTAGAGACGAAGGAATGGCGGGCATACAATCCGAACACAGATGCCGACCGCAAGGATCAGTGCCGCCCTGCCCCGCCCCTCATCCCTGCCCGACTCGTCTCTAAGCGATCTTGGGTGCTGAAGTCTGCCAAGTACATACAGCACTGCATTATGCACAACGGGTGGCAAATCTATTTCTTTAGTTCTGAAGGGGAACCCCCGCAAGGATTTTCTTGCGACAGGTGCCATTTCGACGAAGACTTGAATTCTGAGTCCTGGGTTCCCGAAATGCAGGCGAGGCTCGTTGACCGCAAAGGGGTGCTTTGCTGGTCAGCCATGCCCCATTCAACGAATAATGCGCTTTTGAATCTGAAAGAGCGGGCAGATGCGGTACTGGAGGCTAATCCAGAAAACCCGGACATCGTCCAGTTCAAACTGCGGATGCTCGACAACCCGCACCTAGATGAAGATGAAAAACGGAAGTCCATCGAGCGGTGGGCAGCCAGCGGCGAAGATATTCTGCGGATGCGATCTGAGGGTGATTTCATCACCGACAGCATCCTCATGTACCCCAACTTCGATATGCGGGTGCATGGGATGGAGCGTACAGAACTGCCAGACGGCCAAATCCCCAACGATTGGTGCCGCTATGCGGTAATCGACCCCGGGCATTCAGTTACCGCAGTGCTGTTCGCCGCAGTACCGCCGTCTGAAGAATTCGTCTTGCTGTATGACCAACTCTACATACGGCATTGCAATGCCCAGATTTTCGGAGAGAAGTTTGCAGGCAAGGTCAAACACCCCTTCCAGGCATTCATCATCGACGCTCATGGCGGCAGGATTCGGGACATCGGCTCGGGACGCCTGCCCGTCGAGCAATACACAGAGCAACTGGTCAAGCGCGGAATCCGCAGCGAAACCACCGGGCACTCCTTCATAGCCGGTTGCGATGACATACCCGCCAGAACGGAGGCAACCCGGAACTCGCTGCATATCCGACCCAGCGGCAGCCCGCTCTTCAGGGTTCTCTACCACTCCCTGCCCGACCTAGAGCGGGAAATCAAGCGTTACCGCAAGCGGGTCAACTTCGTAGCCGGGACTGCCATTGTCACCGACCAGCCTGTTACAAAGGGCGACACCCACCTTGTCCAGTGCATGGAGTACCTCGCCGCCTTCAGACCCCGTTATCACAAACCCCCTGTTCAGGTAGAAGACGAACCCTGGTGGGTCAAGTGGCGAGCCAACCGAAAAAAACGGATGGGGCTACAACAGGATTCGTTCATATACTTAGGCCCACAAGGAGACTCTTCCAATGAGTGAAACTGCGAACTGGCGAATGCCCAAGCCAAATCTGGGCGATGTTGTCCTCTTTTCCCTGGATCAACACACATTTTCTAGCCCATGTATAGGGTGGGTTATCAAAGAACCCGGCGACAGCACCATCCAGATTCTTACTTTTACTCCCACTGCGGGCTGGGTGGAGCGACCCAGCGTCCACCACCGCGATGACCCAGGCATCAAACTCGACAATGGCTGGGATCAACTTGGCGTATGGGATTTCACCGAAACGACTAAGAACGCGATGGCGAAAAAGCAGAAGGCTGCGGAGGTAAGAGCCAGTGCCCGCGAGCAAGTTGCCGCCAAGTAATCCGCTAAGGCAGATCGTCTCGACTTGGATCAAGAAGATCGAAGCCGCGATCAAGTACAAAAAGCCTTTTACGGAAGACGCCAAAGAAGCCGCAAACTTCTTTGACGGTGAACACAACTTCATGTGGAAGGATCAGTATTCGCGCGGCGAGCGCGGGTACAACGCGAGCATTTCGCCGCCCGCCTTCCGTATGCAAGTAAATAAGGTATTTGAGTTAGTCGAAATCTTCGGCTCAGTAATCTATCACCGCAATCCCGTTAGGACGGTGACGGTGATGGAGCATCCCGAGATTGACCCCGTAGTCCTCGGTGTGCCGCCTCCCGACCCCATGAATCCGCAGGCTGTTACGCCCCAGCAGCAGCAGATCATGACGGTATTGCAGCAACAGCAAGATTCCAAGATGGACAGGCGGGTTGCTGCCGAATTGATGCAGGCGTATCTCAACTGGACTCCTGTTGAGTTAGACCTGAAGACGCAGGCCCGCAAGGTCTGCAACGAAGCACTGGTCAAGGGTGCCGGGGTCTTCTGGACAGAGTTGTTGACGCTGGAAACTTCGGGTAACGGCAGCACCCCTCCAGTGAGAATGATCGGGTCTTTCTATGACACCGTAGACAACCTGTTGATTGATCCCGATTTTGACAACATGGACGATATGTTGTGGTGTGCGCGGCGACAGGTTCGCCCGCTGCGGGAAGTCGCCCTGGAGTACGGTGTTCCAGAAGCCGACCTCAAGAAGCACCTGAACTCCTCGACCACCATTAAGTGCGACAGCGAGCCGCGCAGGGGCCGCAACAAAAGGGACAAAGGCCAGACGAACGACCTCGTCACAATCTATAAGGTGTGGTCGAAGTGCGGGGCTGGCGACCGGCTCATGGACGCACCCAAAGAAAACAAGGGTGTGTTCGATACGTTGGGCGATTACGTCTATCTGGTTATCTGCGAAGGCGTCGAATACCCGCTGAATATCCCGCCAGAGGTTCTCGATGAACCAGTTGGCGAAGAATCGGGTATCCCCGACAGTCTGCTAGTTAGGGCAGCATGGCCCATCCCCTACTACGCCGACCCGAGGGGCTGGCCGTTCACCATGCTGTCGTTCCACACCAAGCCTAACTACGCTTGGCCGATTAGCCACATACGCCCCGCGATTCCTGAATTGCGGTTTCTGAATTGGGCTATGTCGTTTCTGGCTACCCGCGTTGCCACTTCTTGCGAAACGATGGTTGGCGTATCGAAAGCCGCCGACCAAGACCTCAAAGACCAAATCCTGGCACCTACGCAGGGTGGGTTCAAGATTGTCGAATTGAGTGAAATGCTTGGGCGATCTGTCCAAGATGTGCTGTCTGTATTCCAAATGCCCCAGGTCAACAAAGACCTCTACGACATTATCCAAGCCGTATTCGACCTTTTCGACAAACGCACCGGCTTGTCAGAACTGGCTTATGGGCTTACCAGGGCACAGTACAGAAGTGCAGCAGAGGCGCAAATAAAGCAAGAGAACATTTCGATTAGGCCCGACAACATGGCGAACGAGGTCGAGGACTGCATGAGTCTTCTGGCCCGCCGAGAAGCCCTTGCCTGCCGGTGGCTGTTGACGGGCGAAGACGTTGTCCCTGTCCTTGGCCCCCTAGCCTCCGCTGCCTGGGATAAGAGCGTAGGCAACATGGACATTGTTAGCCTAACTAGAGACTTCTTGTATCGCGTTGAGGCTGGTTCTGCCCGCAAGCCAAACAAGGCTACTCGCGTTGAGCAGATGCAGATGGCCGTCCAAACGCTTGGCCCGCTTCTGCAACCGCTTGCTATGTCAGGGTTCGTCGATCCGATGAATGCCCTTATCAACGATTGGGCTGACTCGTTGGACATTGACGCCACCCCGTACTTGCTGCCGCCTCCTCCACCACTCCCGCCGCCTACGCCCCCAGCCGCGCCGCCCGGGCTGTCCCCCCCGCCAGAGCAGGCGGCGGCGGGGGCGGGTGGCCCACCGTTAGAAGAGTTGCCTTTACCAGAAGGCATGGAGCCGCCGCCCGCAGACCAGATACCAAGTGAGTTGCAGCCGCCCCCTCAATAAAACTCACCTATGTCTTCAGACAAACGCCTTCGCAAGCGGGCATCTAATCTGAAGCAACGATATGGGTTGACGATTTCGCAGTTTGACCGCTTGAAACGCAAAACCAAAGGTGTATGCCCTATCTGTCGTTCCAGGCAGGCGACCCATGTGGATCACTGCCATAAGACCGGACTGATACGCGGGGTGCTGTGTCAGAAATGCAATACCGGATTGGGGATGATCGGAGATTCGCTTCCTTCTGCCCGAAGGGCCATGCAATACCTTAGCCGCCATGCCAGCAGTACCAACCAGCGTCAGAGAAGCCGGAAAGGCAGCAGTCGATCACTTTCTCAAGATGATCCAGCAAGGCCAATCCGAGATGTTCGCAGAAATGTGCGCCTTGCAGGCACCTCCCGGGGTGCGAGGAACAGACCGAGCCGTAATGCAAGGACGGTACAACGGGGAGTGGATGAGCGAACTATCGCCAGCCAACAGGAAGAGGATTCTTAATGCCGCCAAGCAGGCTGGCATTAACACTTCTGGGAAATACTACCAATCCGGCTTGGCCGACAAGCGAGGCCCAGCCGACCCGGCTGCCTGGATTGACTCGGCCAGCGACATCAAAAAGGTAGCCCAGCAGCGGAACCTCAATGTCACCGGCATTGTCGAACACACTGCCGAGCCAATACCCCCGCCGCCACCAGTGCCACTTTCTGAAAGGCTCATGCAGAAAGCCCTGAAGAAATACAAGAAGGCACACCCGGGAAGGAAAGAAGGTGAGTTGCGAGAAATGATCGTTGAGAAACATGCGCCCCGCCACAAGCGAAACAAGGCAACATGATTATCCACACCGCTCAAGACGTTGCCGATTATCTGCTTACGGCTACTGGCGGCGGTGCCCAAGACGGGCAGCATACTGCTATCACCAAAGCAGTCATTCATGGGGCGCGGGAAGTTCTCCATGCCAAGAACTGGCTATGGCACACCAAGACCGGGTCATTCGTTACGCAGCAGATTTCCACCACCGCCACCATTACTAACGGCAACGCTACCATCTTTGTGGCTGACGCAACAGGCATTGTGGTCGGCAGGATGCTGGAAATCTCCCCGGAATACTTTTCTCACCCCGTTCGCGTCACCTCCATCAACGGCACCCAGATAACCCTGGATACTGCCGCCAAAAAAGACGGTTCGACTGTACCGGTATTGGTACAGACTTACTACGATCTGCCGCCCGACCTCAAAGACATCGACGCCTTAGTCACCGACACAGTCGGTACGCTGCACTGCTACATAACGCCGCAGGAATGGCAACGTCTTGAGGTGAACACTCGGGGGTCTGGCGAACCCTTCTACTACACCATTATGCGGTCAGATGTGAACCCTGACCGCTACCAAGTGCGTTTCGTTGGAGTTCCTACCAACTCGACGGTGATTCACTACACCTACCGTTACCAGCCGAAGATGATTAAGTACATCGGCTATGAACCACAGTTTGCCACCACCCTATTCGGACATTCTGGTTTACAAGGTGCCAGCAACCAAGATGCCATGAGTCCTGATATGGTGGGCAGCATTATTCGATTAGGCACTGACACCGATTACCCCGAACCGCTCGGGTCACTAACCCCCTTTCAAGACGAAGCGGAGATCACAGAGGTTGTGAGTGCCACTACTTTGTATTTCAAGCCCCCGGGGCTGACATACGGGTTCAATTTGCAATTAAAATACACCATCACAGACAAGATCGACTGTAGCCCGCAGATGTACACCGCTGTTCTTTCGGCAGCGGAGATGTGGTACGCGAGGCTTGCCGGGAAGCCTGGGGCAGATGTGGTGCAGTTGTTCAATCGCGATCTGCGGCTGGCGATGGAGCGGGACGTTGTGTCCCCCTTGAGCGGACAGCCAAGCCCCATCGGCTATCCCACTCCGCGAACGATGGGCTACTATTCGTCTCAACTGCCCGACCAAGAGTGATCCATGAAGACCAGCGATTGGAAGGGTCTTGTTACTGCGGCAAGCCAGTTCTCGCTTCCCCCTGGTGTGATGCGGGTGCAGAACAACCTGCAAATCCGCAACTTGGGAGAACTGACCCCCCGCCCCGGCTTGACCCCCAAGTACACCACTTACGGCGAAACATACGAAGCGGTGTACCGCCAATCGCGGGGGCCGAACGAGTTCGACATTCTTTATTCGTTCCGGCCTTCAGCAAACCTTACGGACGAGTCAGGCGACACCGCAAGCGGATACCGGCTGTTCAGAAGATTCCGCGTTGATGCTGGGCCGTTAACATCATCAGTCGATTTGTCTGTTTACAGCACAACGCAAACGCCCCAAGGTCGCCCTTCATTCTGCGAAGACCGGCATGGCAGCATCTATGTGTTTTTCGGAAACGACATACCGCCGATCACCATAGTTGACAACACCGCTCAGGCAGTCCCGATGGGTCTGGCTGCCCCTACGGTTGCCCCAACGGTGACTCCAAGTGGGGATGGATGGTTCATTGAGCGCGTAGATGTTGTCAACAGCGGCACTTCTTACTACACCCCGCCGAAGATCACTGTGTCAGGCGGCGACCCAGACCGTCCTGCAAAACTCAAGGCCGTCGTTCAAGGTGGGTCTATCGTCGCAATTGATATTGTCGATGGCGGTAGCAACTACCGCGAAGTCCCCGAAATCGCAGTCAGCGACGAACAACTGGGCGTCGGATTTTCCGCGATTGGAAATTTAGAGCAAAGCCCCGCAGTCTATGGGTTTCGCGAAAGCGACGGTGGGCAACTCTCAAATGACTTCAATGGTTCTTATTCGGCTGGCAGTACACATGGGTTCCATGACCCAGGCCAAGCCCCGCAGATCGCATATCGCGAAGGCTTGACCACATTTGGCGTTGACGTTTCGTTTTCGCCCGTAACCGGAGTGTACACTGCCCTTATCCCGCTGCACTACGAAGCCAATAACGCAGTTGTGCAGACAGACGCCTTCGCGCAGTTCAAGTTCGCGCCACTGTCGGCATCGTACAAAACCGGCAACGTAGACCCCGCCGGTTTCGCGACTGATTCAGTGTTCACTACGAACATCATCAACACCGCGACTCCGGTGAAGTTTGGGTACAAGCGGTCGGGTTGGTACACCAGCAACGACTACTTTGAGAACACATACACCCCCCCAATCAACAACATACCAACCCGATTCACATATATGTGGTATGCGAATCGCGACAAGTTTTGGGGTCTTGGGGCGTCGGCATACAACTACATATTTGCTAAAAGCCAGCAGATAACTATTGGCGTAACTCCCGATGATTGGCTAGGCAACAACCGGGCCATTCGCATCGCTGGGGATTACTATTTCCCCGATTACACATACATTTCCTATTACGCCCTGACGGGGCCAGAAAACGGGCTGACTAATTTTTCTAACTGGACAGTCAAGAATGCGTTAGTACAGTTTGATGACAATGATCGCCCTTACGCCGACATTACGATGGAACCCGCAAGAAAGGTTGACGGTTCAGCGTATGCCCTAGAGGCGGAATCACAGTTGCCGGTCATTCGCATTTACCTCGCACCCTGCCCCGAATCTTGGACTCTCGGAAGTCACAAAATAGACGAGGAAAAATATACGGACGGTCGCCCCGACCTTACGCTGGGGATTGCTTGGGGCAACCGATACACACCGCAGAGCGGCCAAGACCGCAGATTGCTAACAACCGATACTGTAAGGAATGACAATGGAGACAATCTTTACCAACTATCATCAACCGTACAGGATTCATACACCAGATGGTGGGGCAAGGGCCATGTGGGAACAGATCAACCGAACGGGTATAACTTGGCCCAGCCCATTGTTGATTTCCGCGATGCTGCGAACAACGACACTATTGGGATAGCAGCAGGCACAATTGAAGTCATCAACCCCGGCAGTTTCCTCGAAAAAGGTGCCAAGTTTGCCATTCGCTTTTACCAGTTCAATGCTGCGGGTTATACGGTTGTAGATCGAGGCGGCAGACTAGACTCCACTTGGATATTTGGAGTTACCGGGAGCAGGAAATACTTTCGGAATGCGGCTGGCTGGTTCAACGAAGTTCGCGGCGGCACCGATGTGGAAGCCTCATACACCGACTTTTATCTGCAAGCGGAAGAGGTTGATACGGCGGGCACTGCTGGCTCACTGCTTATGCCGGGTGCTGTCATCACAAGCCCCGCAGAAGACGCCCCCAAGGTGGTGATTTCTGGCAGCGGTTGGACTGCCGCGAACGAAGTCGGCTACGTTCGTCTGCGGCAAAAAGCACCACCGTTCCTTACTGACCCAAACGCAGTCGGAAACGGATTTACAAACAGCGACGTTTGGAAGTTCACCACAGTGCAACTGGCAGCGTCAGTCGCAGGCGAACGCATCGGTAGTGTGACGATTTTGAGTGGCGGCAGAGATTACTACCGCGAGCCTCAAATACTGTTCAGGGGCGGCAGTGGGTATGGCCTGCGGCTCGGGGCTACCGTCAGCGGTGGGACGGTGACCTCGGTTGCCATCTTGGATGGCGGCGACGGTTTTGCTAGCGACACCGTCTTATACACCGATGTTACCCCTGCGAAACTGATCCCTGTTCTGCGGGGAACGATGCAGGGTTCTTATGAATGCGCCTATCGGTTTGCTGATTACAGCAGAACAGTGGTATCGAGGCCCACCTACACCACCAGCAATCCGCTCGACAATTCGCGAAGAATCACTGTGTCTGACGCAACCGGCATCAAGCCGGGAATGCAGATTACGGACGCAGAAAATATCGAACACATGGCGAGAATCAAGAGCGTCCAAGGCAACATTCTCACACTGGAACGACCCCTGCTGTCACCGGGCACCGATAAGCCATGCACCATCCGGGATATGACAAGGCCGGTTACCTACTCAGACCTGTCGCCGTTCGCCTCCGTCGAGGCCGACGCTAACGGAAGCGGGAGGGCCAGCCGCCTCAACTGGACGTTGGACGGGGTTATCCCGCCGAGCCGCGCCGATTATGTGGAGTTCTTCCGAACGTCCGCAGACCAATCACTCGTCTACTATCGCACTGATGTGTACGGCGAGATCAACGATGGCAACATCACCATCAGCAACGGTGGACGAGATGAGTTATCTGACGAAGAACTTTTTGACCCCAATCGCTCTAACTATGCGGCGTTGCCCGTAGTTCTACCGAATGGTGCGGTGAATGCTTTCCGGTTTGGAATTCCCCGTTCCGATATGGGTGTGGCCGTTGCTTGGCAAGACAGGCTTTGGTACGGAGTTTCCAGTTCAGGCAAAGACGCGAACACAATCTTTTTCTCTGAATACGACGAATTTGAGTCTTGCCCAGATGTGAACGAATTGCCCATCCAGACCAACTTGCGGGCTACCGACTACTTGACGGCATTAGTTCCGTTTGGGCATCTCCTGCTGGCAATGCAGAACAGTCATTGCTATAGCCTGACCTATAACACTGACCCCTCAATCGACGCGACCATCAATCTCGTCGCTCATCGCGGTGCGTTGTCCCAAAACGCCTGGGACATCTATGACGATTTGCTCTATGCCGTTGATGAGCGAGGGGTCTACAGCATGACCCCGGGCGGTGCCATCGAGACACTTAGCGAGCCTATCCGCAACTTCTTCGATGACAACCTTCTGCAACTCCAATACAGAGATGCGTTCTTCCTGAAGGTCGATGCACAATCTGCAATACTGCGGGTATTTGTGGTAACCAATGACACTACCCGCGAATACCCCGACCTCGCCCTTTGCTACCACATACGCAACAAGGTTTGGTGGACAGAAACTTACCCCACTGCGCTCACTTGCGCTACTGACTTTCGGGACGAATTGGAGCCGGATAAGACCCTCTACGCCTCGATTGACGGCCACCTCCATCGCTTGGAAGGGCTGCGGGACACAGCGTTTCGGGACATTGTGCAAGTTGTTGTCCAGTACGGTGGCAGTGGTTATGTCGATCCACCCGCCGTATCGGTCAGTACGCTGAACGGTAGTGGAACTGCGAAGTTCCAGGCAATTGTCAGAAAAGGCAAGGTTACGCAAATTCAGATTATCGACGGCGGCTACGGCTATGGCGGCATTGACATTTTTGGAGTCTTCATCGCGAACGAACCGCTGATTATCGAGCCATCCCCAACCGGCAATCCGGCAGATAATGCGCTAGGCTACAGTGTCGCCAGGGTTCCCTCTACTCTCGAACAACAGGGTAATCCTCCCGCAGAAGTTGTCGTTTACTCGCGAGCCACCGTCCCCTGGACGCTTCGCACCGGCTCAATGGAGTTGAACAACGACGGCAATACCCGGGGCGGGGACTCACAGCAAGACCGGTCAGTGTCAGTCGCTTACCGCCCAACCGAAACCTCCACTACGCTTATCCTGCGGGAGTATTACAACAACGACACAAGCCCGAGGCCCAATGCCATGCGGCGAGATAGGGGCACCGGCTTTGTGCATGACGCGAATTCGTCGCAGACAACCCTGGATATGGTTTCCAGCAGAACTCCGTTTGGCCCCGCTACTGGCGTTGCGATGGCTCGATTTGCGGGACGTTCGCTGACAGATATGTCCAGTTCTGACAGGCACATCGCCATCGAACTTAGTTCTCAGGCTAGAAGCGCGGACGCCGACGATCTCGCCCCAAGCAAGACTGTTCTGTACGGATTGGAAGTCGAGGGAGTCGATGCCAACAGTTAGTGGCGACTTAGTCCAGACTCTCATTGAGGGCGGTCTGTCCGCGAATGCCGCGCAGACGCTTGCCAACGCAATCGGCAATGCGGCGACGGCCACCCTGTCGCAGGGGCGGGACGCAACCGACGCCACCCCTCGCCGGAAACTGCGGCTTATTACCAGAGACAGCCGGAAATACGATCTGACTAATTTGGACTATTCGCCTACTGTTCCGTTCCAGCAGAGACTATCCAGCAACCCGGGCAGATATGCAGGGGAAGGCAGAGATCACCCTTATCGGGACAGCCAGCCGGTCACCACAAACTCACCTTTATCCGAGCCTCGGGTGCAGAGCGGGAGGTATATCGACGTAGAAAACAACGTCGAGTCCAATGCCGCAGTATCGAAGATCAACCTGTCCATCTCAAAACAAACAGGCCGACATCTGCGGATTGATCCCTCCACAACCCTGCTAGAAGCGTTGCCCATTCTTGCCAGCACAGAGACTCCCAGATTTCTGTCGGCATCCGTAGACGAGACTCCCGCAGGCACCGAACTCACAATCAATCTGCGGAATCTGCAAAAGAAGACAATCCGATTAGGCGACAACACCGTCCAAGATGTGTACGGGTTTTTCGACGGGTCGCCATCACCCGGGCCAGCCCCAGCAGACAGCCGCCTTGTGGCGTTTGCGGCATTTGATATGTCTGCACAACAATCCATCAGCACATTCAATGCCGTATACACTGCCGAAGGCAATGCGAGTTTGGGTGCTTTCCGCATCACATTCGCCCAGGCATTGCCCAATAATGCGTACTGCGTTGTCTGTAATCAGCATTACGCCCAACCTAACAATTTCGGAACTGGAATGTCCCTGTTCGCCACCAACATGACGCCTTCATACTTTGTGGGCGGTTTTGGTTACCATGCCCATGATGCCAACCAGGGTGCTATCAACGCTGCTTACAATCCACTGTATGTGGCTTTAGCAGTCTATCAATAGGGCACTGCCATGCCTCGTTGCATAATCGCTCCCCAGCAGAACGGTGGCATTTCAGTGACGCCAGTAGGGCAAGCCGGAATCACTGACGAGCATCAATTAGCCCAACTGGTAGTCGATGAAGGTGTGCCGTACCGGATTATCGACCGCTCCGAACTTCCGACTGACATGAAGTATCGGGATGCTTGGCGGGCCGATTTCTCTGAGCCAGATGGTTACGGATTATCCCCCCAATCGTATGCGGAAACATATCAAAAATGAGCATTATTACATACGATCCGGGAGAGAAGCAGAGGATTGACGAGCGCGAAGCGTTGATTCGCGACTCCCTCAACTGCCCTTCTCTGATTGCATCGTTGGCATTCTCGGCAGATGGCTCCATCATTCGCTCCCACAACATTGCGTCGGTCGAAGCCGAGGCGATTGGCCCAGGGGATTACCGCATCAGATTCCTGCAACCCTGCAACATCGACAATGAATATATGCCTATTGTGACAGTGTTAGCACCTGGGCAGATGTCGGCGGTAATTCACCCCGACAAGAACATAGATGAGTTCGTTGTGCGAATCTACGGCGATCTGGGCACCTTGCAGCAAGTTTCAGTCATCGTCTTCGGGTAACAACCCGAGCCGGTTTTGCTTGCAGTAACACCATAATCTGGACAGGAATAGGTGATGGTATGCGGCCAGCAGTGAGCGTCCCCGGGATGGGCAATATCCGGCCTTTGGGCAGAGGAACTACGCCCATTGGTGGTGCGTCGAGGATTCAAACGCAAGGCCCATATCGAGCCGCCGAGCAGCGTCAGTATGGACGAGGGTCATCCCAGCCCGCAGCATTTGGCGGCGGTGCTGGCGCAAGAACCCAAAACGCTTACTCCCAGGCACTTTCACAACAACGGGGAAACGCCCGGTTCCAGCAAATGGAACAGGCTAATCGCGGTTACCAGAAGCAGGCAGAGAAGGCCCGAAGTGCCGACATCTACTCGCAGCGGGCCGATGCCGCCCGCCGGTACGGCATGGACGAGTCGTACATGAACGATTTGAGGGGCATCAATCTGTCCAAGCGGGAGGATATTCGCAATATCCGAAACAGGCTTGATGAACAACGCCGCAACACCAGCCTGGAGTACACCCACAACATGGCAAACTTGCTTGCGGGTGGCGGCTTGCTCTCGTCGGCGGGGAATGCCTGGACTGCGTACCGAGGGGGCGCGGACGGTTCGGGCGGCTACGGAGCCGGTTGGTTCGGCAATCCCGCCCGAATGAGTCGAGGAGGCACATACGGCGGCGCGGGCGCAGGCATCGGCGCGCTCCTGGGCGGCATGATCGGAGGCCCGGGTGGTGCCGCTCTCGGAGCCAGTGCTGGCTCCGGTACTGCCAATCTTCTCTCAGGGCTATTCGCATAATGTTCGCGCGCGATTCATTCACCACAACGTATTCCGGCCCGATAGTCGCCAGCGGCGAATCGTTGCGGAAGCAGAAATCCGATGCCGAGGCTAACAGGGCTTTCGTCGGCAACCAGCGGGCGTATCGGCCACAGCAAGCAGGAATTCGAGCGGGTGGTGCGGGCGAAGCATATCGCTCTGGAATGATGGCTGCACAGCAGTTTGCGTCTGCGCCGAGTGCGAACAGCGCAGCAATGGCTCGCCGGATGGACGATCAGCAGGCTCTCTTCGATTACCAATCCGCGATTGCGGAGGAGCAGGATGGGCTGCGGAGGCTGTTGCTCGACACCGACCAGACAGAGCGGACATCACAGAACGCTCTACGGAAAGACAAGGCTTTTGAGTTCATCAGCAATCTCCAGCGTCAGACAGACCGACGAATGGGCGATATGTCTCGCGGCAACAATTTCTTTGGCGTTCTCGGATCAATCCTCAGTTAGGACAAACCAATGGCTATGTCGTTCCCTATCGACCTCAGTGACCTCAAGCGTTCTTGCGTTGACCGCATCTTGCGGGAAACAGTGTTCGCCGACATGAAGTCCAACGCCAAGCGTCCTGGCAAGATGCCCGAGGACATGGACGATGAAGACGAAGAAGAAGAGGAGGAATCGGAGTCCGAGAAACTGGCCTCTCTGCATAGCGAAACCAAAGGATCGCCAGCCCCCATCCCTGTCACCGAAGAGGACTTCAAAAAGGGGTCGATGCGGAAGGCTATGTCCAAGGTTCCGCTAGAGAAAGAGCCTAAGAAGCGCAAGAAGAAGGCCGAGTAAATGGCTCGCGGCAGGCGCAGAAAATCTTCCGGCAAAAAGTCGCGCCGCTTACGCGGTGGTGTGGGCGACCAACCACCCGGTAGCCCTTTTGCGACTTTGGACGATCTCGTCGCTGCCGAAGCCCCTGCCTTAGACGCAGAGATGTCGCGTCTTGCCGTCGAGCGTCCTACGGTGCTGGCAGGCATCGAACGGCGAATGAAGGTGAAGGAAGCAAGTAGCCTCCAGCAGATTGCCGATTCGCTGCTCGCCGCTGCAATGCAGCATCGAGCGGCCCCCGACGCCGGAAGCCGCCTATATGGTCTGGCTTTCTCCAACGCTTCGCCAGAGGTTCAGAGTCGCCTGCTCGGTGCGCTTGACGCTGCCGACGCCCAGATCGTCGCGGACGTTTTTGGCGATGCGACCTCACTCTCGCCCGACACTACATCGGAAGCGCGCGCCCGCTCGCGCGCGAGGCGAGCAATAGAGGACGGCGGTCTAGAAACAATTGAGTCGGTGGACGTTGCGGCGACCCGAGAGAGAGTGCCGGACGATTCCGAGTTGGTGTACTTAGAGGGTGCTTCGCCAGACAACACCTCCGTAGTGACCGATCCTGAAGGCTGGAGCCAGGAACAAATCAGGCGCGGCTATCGCTCAGTGGTGGAGATGGAAGGCAGCCCTAAGCGCGGCTCACAAGGCGGGGGTTCGTCCGTCGATCCCCGCGTAAGCGAACAAATCGAGTTGATGCGGGGTCGTATAGAAAGCGCGATTCGCGCGACCGACACTGACTATTACTTCCGCATCGAAGCCGCCCCAGCCGCCGAGAAGCCTGCCCTCATCCAAGAGAAACAGGCCATTCTCGATACGCTGCGAGCGCAACTTGATGACGATAGCGTTCGCAACATGGCCCGCCAGAGCATCATTGACGAGGCTCAACAAGACCGTAGGCGGCTGGCCGAGTTGGCAGAACAGGCTGACAACACAGACCTCTGGTGGGAATACATTGAAAAAAAGGGCTTAGTCAACAGGCGAGAGGACGAACTACTCGCAGCCTTTGACAGGCAGCCTGCCGCAAGCACTGCACCCTCCGAGACAGCCGCTCCCACTGCCCCAGTTAGGCGATTTGAGATTCTCGAAGATCGCTTAGATGAGTTTACTTTCGATCCTCCCGAAGGAGGGGTAGAACCAAATCCAAACTTTGGTGAGACGAGAAGGATAACTCGATACAGGCCAGAGTTTGAGGCAGACGCCAACGTCGTTGAGAGAATTGCCCCATCGGATATAGAGCAACTCTCCGAGCCTGCGGCAAAAGCGTTAGCCCAGGCACAGGAAATCATTGATTCCTATGTCGAACTAGCGCGATATGACCCGGACTTCCCGACCACCCGCCGGGGCGAGGCGATGACCTCCGCTCTCGGCTCATTGATGGAAGCCCACCCAGAGATAGATTCCTTTATCGACAACCGCGATCTGTCTTCTCGGCAGATGCCCGCCCCGAGGGATGTGTTTGTTCCCGAAGGACGCAACGCTCTCCCCGAGGTGATGCGTCTAAGGAACTACATAGATAGCGATACGCGGCAGAAGTATCGGCTGGCCGAACAGTCCGAACGTCGCACCGGCATCTACAAAGACATTCCACCAGACGCGCCCAATCGGCTGGCTTGGATTCTTTTGCAAGACGTTGAGGAAGCCAACCGACTCGGTATTACGGTAGATTCCCTGCGGGCGCAACGCAGGGCTACAAAGCGGGGCAAGGCAGCCCCGCCCCGGGAGCGCGCAACCAGAACGGAAGTTGTCCTCCCAACCCCGCCAGAGATCGCCGAGAAGGAATTCAAGAAGAGCGGCGGCGCGAGGGAGAACCTGTCATTCGGCCCAGACGAACCCGCGAGGCTGACTGACAAAAGCCCCGCAGCAGGCTTCGCTCGCGACCCAGCCGAGATCGACGCAGAATTCAAGGCTGCAAGGGAACGGGAGCGGACACAGAAAAACCCAGGCCCAGCAGCCCCGGTCGAAGACTTAACGCAAGACCCCAACTACTTCTATGACCCCAGAGAAGTCAAAGAAGAGTTGCTTCCTGGTTCAGGGGGCCGAACCGCTAAATCCAAGAAACGAGACGATGACCTAGCCTTGCGGGAAGGCAAGTCTTACGTTGATAAGATGCGGGAGAAAATCTTCCGCATGGTCAACGAATACGTTGACCCGGATATGCTGGCAACCTCTGGAAATGGCGGCATTTCCGTAGGGGAACTCGGGGGGCCGGGGCAGACAGTTGATGCTGTGGACAGCGCAGCAGCGGCTATGTCAGACGCATTCGATTCTAGCGGTGACGTAAAAAAATCTGCCGCTGCCAGCGGAGGCGACCGTCTGTTGCGAGAGGCGTCGTTGACCGAAGTCAGGGCCGCTCCGCTCAATCTGGACTCCCTCATGCCGATCTGGCGGGGATTCATGCAGTTCCCCGAAGGCCAGCAGATTGTTACCCGCCGACCTACCGCCAGGGAAGTGGCGGGATTCATTCTCGATTTGCTCGACTTGCCAGACCCCGGGATGGCGGCGCGGCTGGAGCCTCATGTTCAGGCGTCGATGAACATTCTTGAGGCTGTTGAGCCAACCACTGACCGAGCAAAGAGGGCATCCGGCACAGTATTCCAGCCTAGCGATCAGTACCGCAGGGCTATGGAGGCCGACGTTCAAAGCAGGCGGCAGCCCACTGACCAAAGAAACCTTTATGACGAGCAGTCGTTGCTTGCCTCCGAACAGGAAGCACTGGCGAAACGCCAGCAGTATGGGGACGGCGGGGTCAACGATGACCAGTTTGTTGCGGAAGCCGACTATGTGCCGGAAGACGCGCCGCCACCTACTGATGACGGGTTTGTGCCAGAAGGTGATTCTGGCAGCGACTTTGTCCCAGAAGACCAGTTTGAAGATGTGAACGCCGAACTCGATCAAGCCGCGCAAGAGCGCAGGTCGATGTTCCCCGATCCCACCAAGCCGCTAAGTATCGCAGGACTGATCGCCCTTGCGGGCGGTGCTGCGGCTGGCTCCGCTCAAGCCCAATCCCCCGATTCCAATAACCCTGTGGAGTATCTCGCTATGGCTCGCAAGCCCCGACGTTCTGCCGCTCAAGTCTTGAGCGAAGCCACCGGAAAAAGCCGACAGGCCAAGACGGCCACCAGTAAAGGTAAGGGTGGCGCAAAGACTGCCCCTGCCGACGCGGATGGATTCGTTCCAGACCCCAGCGCATCTACCACAGCGGGCGGTGCGGCCCCGGATGCCCAGCAAGCGAAAAAGGCCACTGCCAAGAAGTCGGCAGCCAAGCGGACGCGAGGCAAGCAGTCGCGGGCACAACAGGCTGCGGAGCAGCAAGCGGCTGCACAGCAGGCTGGAGCCGAAGCCGTAGACCAGCAAGTGGCTGACACCCCGCCGCCTAAGCCCCCGACCCCATTCCCCTACGACCCGGTCTACCAATCCGCCCGAGGGCTTGTAAATCTGTTTCGCAATCCAGATTTCAAGAATGCTAAGAGCCTTGCCGGGTATATCCCATCAATTCTGTCAATGCTTGGTGCGGGTGCTGGGACTTACACCTACAATGCCCTTAACGCCGAGCCGGAGCCAGACCCCGGCGATCCCAATGATCTTAATGCGGGATTTGAGGACTTGTTCCAATCCCTGCCCCAAGAGCGTCCGTCTGGCCCAAATCCCCCTATGGGCCAGCCAAGGTTCGATACGGACATTGATTTGCCGTTTGGTGGTCAGTTGCCGCCCCCGCAGGCTAACCCCCGCAGTAACGACACCACTAAGGTTAAAATGCTGATGGACATGATGAACCCCCGGAGGATGTCATAATGGTTGCGCCTATTGCCCGCACTGGGGCGACAATTGAAACGATTAACGTCACTGATACGCCCGAAAAAGCCCGAGCATTTCAACTGGGCGAAAGAGCCGGGGCATTGCTTCATGTAACTGCCGCAAGTGGCCCCGACCTGACGCTCAAATTCGTTTCTTACGTCAAGAACACTGCGTATATAGCGAAGGACGCTGACAATGCTGACAAAGCCGTTACCATCTCTTCCGGTAATTGCTACCAAATGCCAGATGAATTGTTTGCTGCGTCTCGGGT